CCAGCAACCTCAGCGGCCCGAGCCAGTGGTTCACCCGTTGCTACAAGATGATCAACCAACGCCATCTGTTTCGCAGTCAGCTTCTGTTGTCCAATGGTCTTCATATGCGCCTCCAGAAGCCCCCCTCTCCCTCTCTCCCCCCATTTACCACGCTCATCATGGTCCATGTCAAGTAACGTATTGTTACAGACTACTACAACCATGTGAGCCATCTTCCTCGCAATGCTGCCTGCGGTTCAATCTACCTAGCCAATCGTCTGTTCTCCATGCCGCTGCGGTCATCCTCGCATTCGTCCTGCATGGCATCGGGTCGAAACAGTTTGCAAGGGACGCTCCGCTCCTTGCCCTTGCAAACTGCAAGCCTCGCTTCGCTCGATTTCGCCTCCGTGCCATTGGTCCTCATCGCGAGGATGGTCCTCGCGCCAGAATGGAGAACCTAGATATGACTAAGCAGCTTAAACCTTCGGACATCATTGCTCAGAAGATGGATCACATCAAATACTTCACTAACGATAACCAATATCTACTCGTTAACATTGCTCGTGACGCCTGCTATACGGCGAACAACTCGCTCGAATATAAGCGCAAGCAGCTCTCTGATGCACTCGCAGACTACGACCGCCACATGAGTGAACAGAACGTCAACGCAGCAGATCGCGCCGAGCGTTACATCGCTCGCCTCTACGAAGAGCTTGAGGTTCTACAGTGCCGCCTCGAAATCGAGTGCAGCGTCTACGAACTCTTCACCGGAGAACAGTGGTCGCCCAAGCCCGTAGCCAAGAACGTCCTCAAGCCCAGCGCAAACATCGACGCTATCCGCAAGGCGGTGGGGGCGTAAGCCCCCATCCACCACAAGACGAACCGGACAGGACGGACAAATGCAGGACATGTCCGGTCTTGTCCGCAGCCCGAAGACCGGACAGACACGGACACACCCCTATAGGGGTGTCCGTTTGTCCGGACGGGTGGACACAAATCGATGCGCGGAGAAAATCATGGAAAAAACCAAACAAAAAATCTTATTCGCTATCTCAGACCTGTGTCTGATTGCGCTGGGCTTCCTACTTCCAGCCCTAGTCTTAGCGAACTTAGATAAAATACTATCTTTACTTCTTCAACTAATCGCTGCATACTCGCAGCACTAACAAGGAGAACACCATGCAATACCAATACACGCAAGCTGATGAGGTTATTGTTTCAATGGGCATGACGCCTAGCGACATGACCCGCCTCATAAAAATCCTAGAAGATTATACTGGCGATGAATGCAAATGGTTTGCTTCGCATACCGCAAAGACCTTGCGCGAAGCCGTCCAAAAAGTCGCAACAGCTATGATTCGTGAAGGCGAATACATAAAGGAGAACACCAATGCTTAAGTTTGTAATCATCCATGTCGATGATCAGTCAATGTTTTGGTCTAACGAGCTTGGCTGGACAAATTACGATGAAGCTACACTTTTCACTGAAGGAGAACGCAATGAGTTCACGCCGCCAATAGGTGGACGGTGGTGCTCAGATGTTTCCGACATTCTGGCTATGCAATAAGGAGAACACCAATGTTTGACGCACTCAATACTGACTGGTCTTTCCCAGTTGAAATGCAACCCATCTATGACAGACTGGGCCAACCAATCCAAGGCAACAAGGCTGTGGTTCGCACCGATACCAACGAGGTTCTCGGTGTGCATGGCTCACGCTATCAGGTGGTGACTCACGACACGGTAGTGAACAGCATCACCGATGCAGTCAAAGCTGCAAACATCAGCGCAGACTGGACACTAAAAACCTATACCGCAGAAGGTGGTCGCAAGTTTAGAGGCGAGATTATGTTTAACGATCTGACTGTTGAGCCAGTAGTCGGAGACTTCGTTAAGTTTCGCATCTCGTTCTTTAACAGCTACGATGGAATGTGGCCCTTCCAACAGTCAGCCGATGGCTTGCGCCTGTTTTGTGACAACGGATGCACTCACGCTATCGCAACAGCCCGATCCAAATTCAAACACACTCAGTCGATCAGCGTTGAAGGTAGCGCCGACAAGATGGCACTCGGTATGCACACTTTCATGGAGCAGCGTGATGTCTGGCGTGACTGGATGAACGTGCAAGTCAGCGACGAAATGGCTGAACTTTTCTTTAAGACCACGCTTGCCAAAGCACCGAGCCACCAGAAGCTAGTCGAGAAAACCAACGACAAGCAGCTAGAGAAACTGCTTGGCATCTGGCACGACGAGCGCCGCCAGTTGGGCAGCAACAAGTGGGCCTTGTATAACTGCATGACCTACTGGGCATCTCACACCTACGACCTCAAGAACCCAGAGGTAGCCCGCCGCAACCGAGAGGATGCAATCACTAACGCAATGAAATCAAAGCATTGGGAGATGCAATGACACGCAAAGACTATGAACTAATCTGCGACAAGCTGGCCCCGCTGTTCCACTATCCGACAGCAATAGCAGAAGCCGCAGACATTCTATCCGCAACCAACCCGCGCTTTGACCGTGATAAGTTTATCCGTCGAGCCACAGAGAAATGGGAAGAACGCTATGCACAAAACGCGCCTAGAGTCGACGACTACATTCCTCATTAAGCACGACGACCCTGACGTTTACGTCATCAGGGATTGTCCAGAGTGCGGAGGATCAGGCGAACTTGAGTATGAGAAAACAAAGTATCGTCTCGACGGAGATGTAGACTATGATGACATCGTTGATGCCTGCTGGAACTGTGACGGACACGGCACTGTAGAAGTCAGGCGAGACGATCTTCTTGACGACGACGAGTAGCTGCGTTAATGCAGCGGTATGAAATCATACCTCGACAGTCTTAAACAAATAGCAAAGGCGCACAACGTGCCTCTGCTTCGAGCCTTCCAAGCCGCTGGCTTGCCAACATCAACTTACTATCGGACGATCAACGGGGTGACTGAACTTCGGCATGATACTGCCGACAAGGTAAGAAAATCCATTGATGAACTTTACAAGATTCAACAAGCCGATCAAGATACCTAAAGACTATGAGCTTCTAGTTTCTGAGTTGACTACCGCTCGAACTAGCATGAACATTAGTCAGGAATCTTTGGCCTATAAAATCGGATGCACTAACTCTCTGATCCACAAGTGGGAAACACACAAGCGATTGCCATCTGGTTTCATGTTGATCTGTTGGTTGGACGCACTTGGCTACGAAATCGAAGTTAAAAAAAGGGACAGCGAAATGTGACTCTTGCAACTTTGTTGTGAGAAACTTCGTTGCCATACTGAAACACGATCATGCACGAACCAATAACAAGCATTGGTTTATCTGCACTGATTGTTATGAGGCCGACCTATGGCAAACAAGAATAAGCTCAAAGGAAGCTACCATGAAAAGTGGTTCGTGGACTGGCTCCAAAAGCTCGGCATCAAAGCGAAACGCCAGCCCCTCTCAGGAAGTTTGGGAGGAGAATATAGCGGCGACATCAAGCTCGAACTCTTCGGACTGGAACTGGTAGCCGAGGTTAAGTATCGGGATGCCAGCAATTTCCCAAGCCCTTTTTCTGTCTTAGAAAACAGGGACTTGGCACTATACAAAAGACGGAGGGGAACTCCGCAAACTCTAGTCATAATCAGCGGCGAGACATTCGCCAAACTTATGGAGAACAGCAATGGAATACGGAACATCACCACACAAACTGCACAGGACTGAAAGCCCATCGACTAGCATCGAAGCCGCTTACTCTGTGGATACAACGACACTTGAGCGTATGGTTCACGATGAAATAAAATTAGCTGGAGAGAGTGGACTGATTGCTGATGACTTGCTTCGTATATTCAGCGACTTTCCTTACTCATCTATTACCGCTCGATTTTCTGCGCTTGAACGCAAGGGTTTGATCCAGCGCAATGGCGATAAGAGGGAAGGCAGAAGCGGTCGCAGTCAACTTGTAATGACCGCAGTAGTTTAACAATGTCCTTCGCTCACATGGCGTGGGCATGGAGCAACAGCATTGGCGATCCACTTGCCAAGCTGTTGCTTCTATCCCTAGCTGACCGCGCCGATAAGGAGACAGGTCAGTGCTGGCCGAGCCTTGGTCGCTTGGCACAAGACACAGAGATGAGCAGCGCAACCGTTGCTCGTAAGCTCAGATACCTAGAAGAACGTCAGCTAATCCAGAGAACGCAGCGCAATGCGACCTCTACTTTATACACTCTACCATATCTCACAGAGAGACAGGGGGTGTCTCACACAGAGACAGGGGGGTGTCTCACAGTGAGAGACAAACCTATAAGTAATAATCTATCAGAGAATAATATATACTTCGAAGACTTCTGGTCGAAGTATCCAAGGAAGACTGGCAAGGGTCAGGCTCGCAAGGCATTCGACTCTGCCATGAAGAAGGCGACCCTCGCTGAACTGATGGATGGACTGGATAAGTTTGTCTCTTCTTCGCAGGGAACTGAGACTCGGTTCATTGCTCATGCTTCGACATGGCTGAACGGAGAGCGTTGGCTAGATGAATATGAAGCGGGGTGGCAAGATGTCCTCAATGACCTATGAACAAAGAATGGCTGAACTCAAACTCTGGTTCAGCAAAGAGATCGCAACGCGGTTCACAATGCCAACAGGCATCGACCCCAAGCTATCCATCACAGACACACTCGACGCAGTAAACAATAACCTACCTCTGAACATAACGCAGGCGCAGATGCAGCACCTCGTCG